AGAGTTAGTATTACCTCTTCCAAATAACTAAGCGCCCCCTAAGAGGCGCTGTTTTAGCGGTAAAAACATTCAGTTATGCGTTATCTGTCCCGGGAAGTCAGGTGCCAGCCACCACACACAGGACACTTATACGGCCTCTGATCCTTGCGCATGCGGTCAACCACGCGTCCCCGGTTGCGATGCATGTTGGCTTTATAGTGCCTAAATGCCCACTGGGCTTGCTGCTTTGTTCCAAATCTGACCTTTCCAAAACAGTCCTCGGTTTGCTTTGATGTTACCATAGCTTCCTCCCTGGTTGCAGGAACAGGATGTTGGGGTAGCCCTCAGCGTAAAGAGAAAGACTAACCACCCTCCGGCTCAGGTCGGTGGTTAGCCTTAACCATTAGCCTTCTGCCATGCAGACTGCTCTTCTGCCTGTATTATAGCGTGAAATGTGCTAAAAAGCAACAAATCTTGTTGCTTTTGCTATGTTCAGCCACCATCAGCTAGCTTCTCCGACCGCCTCTGCAGACCCTTCTTGATTGGCAACGTCACTGTATCACCTCCTGCAGCCTACGTATCTGCGCCTGCATCGCATCGAGACGTGCCGACTGCTGTTCATGCAACAGCAGAGCGTCGATATTCTTGTACGGATAGAGACTATACCCGACAACCTGGCTCTCATCCACCACAAACATCGGCAGACCATCCTCGTCGTAGACCTGCTCGCCTTCATCGTCTAACACAGGCTCCGTATGATAGGCGATCTCATAGCAGTAGCCAAGGATCATATCATTGCTCCAGGCAGACACAGAGCCATCCTCGTTGTGGAAGGCGAAGAGGCGCTGGCGGTCCACCTCATGGACGGTGAGATAATCAGGTGCATGATCGTCGTCGCCGAGGATAGCGACAATCTGGTGGAGGTTGTTAGTAGCGAATCGCATGGGATCATCCTCCCTCGTGGATAGGATAGTGAGTATATAGGTAATCGCTCAAAGCGCGGCTGTGACAGGGGAATTTCAGTCCACCCCCGCCTGCGGCGGTGGACATATATAATGCAGGAAATGAGTACACTTCGCTGACTGGCGGGTGGACACAAAATGCGACTGCAGGGTCTTCTGTGACTAAGAATACGTCCAATATATCGATGAGAGCCTATCCAAATCGGAAGACCCCAGAAGATATTTATGAGGGTTCTGCTACTATCCAGACGGCAAATGTTCTGAATCTGGCTGGATTCACATCAATTTTTGCTACATTCAGTTCCCTATCTATATCAGGAACTATTACTTATCCATGGGTTACTCTTGTTGTTGGAAATAGAACATGGAGTAGAAGCACTGCTTCAGCGTCATCGTTTACACTTGGTGGGTCAATCTCCGATATAGCTTCGTCCAGTATCAGAATTTCGTGTTTTGCTGGTAATAATGACAGTTCGGACTCTTCTTATGTGAATGTTGTGCTTACAAGGGTAGAACTTAGACCATAGCTGTAAATCGGTCAGTCGCCCACCCTACTTTATCAGTTCCACCTTGCTCACGTTGGCTGTTAGTGTAGCTGGTTCGTTTTCATAGTCTTTGGTGACGACTGCTCTCAGAACCACTATTCCAGATGAAACCGAAGAGATGTTTGCATCTAAAGTGAATGAAGAGGAAGGAGGGTCATACCTAGTTCCAGTAACTCCTCCATTTAGACCTACGCTTACATAGCTATCATTTTTCGTTGGGAATCCTGTATATGACGTACTACTAAAAGTAGCTCTAAGAATCGAGTATTGCGATAGGTCAACAGTGTTTTTAGTTAGACTACTATATGAGCCACTTGATGTGCTTACGTTGGAACCAGCATGTGCATACAATGGGATATTATTTGTCCATCCACCCGAGACTGTCGTGCTTGGATACAGTTCCACACCCGCAGGCGGGGGTGGAGCGGAATACCTATACACAGCCACCGTCTGCTGTGCCGTGCTGACCACAAAGTCTCCAAAGTCGGCGATCCGCATCGTAATATTCCCCTGCGTCGTCACCGTAATGCCCAAGCTATAGCTCGCACCGCTGCCGGATAAGCTGCCCCTCGTCGCTGCGCCTGTGCCGTTGGTCAGGGTAATATGCCCCGCCGTCAAACCCGTAACCACCCGGCTGAAAGTAATCGAAATCGCTGTGCTCGTCGTTACATTGCTCTGTCCGTTCGCCGAGGCGGTCCAAGTCACCCTGTATCTGGAGTAGACCATCAGCGAAACAGGCGTAGTCGTCACCACGAAGTTCATAAAGCTGTCCACACTGACTGAGATCATGCCCTCCAGGGTAGCGATCACATCCAGGCGGTAGGTGCGCTCATCGACCTGGTTCAACTGCCCCTTCACCACATTGCCGGTTCCGTTAGTCAAGGTCACATGTCCAACCCCGAAGCCGGTCACATCAGTGTCGAAGACGATCTCGATAGACTTGGTATCTTCCTTCAGCGAGACGCCGCCAATCTGCGTCGCCGTGAAGGTCACATTCTTGGGCAGCAGCGTATCCGCCAGCATCTGCAGCATCTCATCCTGTCTTCGCTGAGCTCTCTCGATGGTTTCTCCCGACTTTTCGAGAATGTCCTCGGCCTCAATAATAACCTCACCTGGTAGAGGGTCATCTGCGGATCGTGGCTCTGGTCCCTCGGGATCGGGTTCCTCCGGCTCATCGATCTCTGGCCAGAAGGGTATCTTGCCGTTGACTATAGCCACCCCACGCAGAGATTCCAGGGATATGCTATCGCTGATAGTATCCGGAATCTGCTCTGGATACAACAAACCATCTTTGTCCAAACCAGCGATTCCCAGTGGTGCTCCCAGGGCATCGTCTATCCTCTGAGCATTGGCATTGAAGTCATGTATGCTGTAGAGATCCTCCTCGGCTGGCTGTATGAGATTGAGTTTAGGCGTCATCTTTTTGGGCAATGAAGCACCTCCTAAAGGGGTGTGATAGGAATCTTTCTATGAGTGATCTCTCCAAGGAACTCGTGGCTTACCGTAGCCAGATCGGCGTGGGTGTTATACTTCAGCACCACATTAACTACCATGTTAGAGGGAATGACGTCCAGGACATAGGCTCTGATGAACTCATGATGCTCAGCCTGGGTCAGCAGGATGAAGATCGTCAGAGTTCGCTGCCCCACATCACGGGATGCGATATATTCGCCATCGAGAATGATGTCCAGTCTCTCCAGCAGCCACAACCAGGTGAAAGGTGGCATGCGGGATTTACGGTCGATCAGTCTCTTGCGACGAAACTCCAGGGTCTCTGTCGGAGAAGCGATGATCCCATACAGCTCCTCTTTCTCCTGCAAACCGATGCTGTCTGAGCGCATGATGAACTGGTTGTTGTGGATTCTGCGGACTTCATAGCGCAGTGCTTCCTGGCTATAGCCGAAGGCATCGGCGATAATCTCTACCTCCAGAACTCCCTCATAAAAGGGTGGTAAGCTCTCGAGATATGTCTCCCTAGAGTCGTTCATCGAGGATCACTTCTTCCAGCAGAGGTATCTCCTGAATGATAGCGTTTTGCTGCAGACGGATATCCAGCTCATCGTCGTTTAGGGTCAGCTCTTCCACATTAAGTATACCTGGCACAGAGAAGAACTGGCTGTTGACTCGCGAGCGGAATATCCAGGAGATATATTCCAGCGATCCCCGGGGCGGTGGTTTATCCCATGTGCGGCGTATTTCCACGAAATAGTCTTCCAGGGCTGTCACGATGAGAGGATACAGCTGTTCCAGCTCGTATCCTGCGGCGATGGTCACCGTGGCCTTTACAATAACCGGCAAAGCCTGAGCCGCCTGGATGGTGACCACATGATCGATTGGTGCCAGACCAGTCCCCGAGCCCTGGGGTTCGGGATCCACCGCATCCTGCATTTCTGCTACGAGATACTCGGAAGCAGGCAACAGATCGCTGCCGATGATAGAGCACTTGACAGTTCCACCACCATCCCACACGGGATATACCTGGACGCCGCCAACACCTGGCAGGCTGCCAACGAACTCCCGGTAAGCGGTGATGTTCCCGGCGAAGGGCTGCACCCTAAGCCTCTCGATATAGCGAGCCAGAAGATGATCGTCACTCTCAGCATCGGAGCCGGCGATCAGGATGTCACCCAGTTCCGCTGTCTGCAGACCTGGGATATGAGTGATAGGCAATAACTGTCCTAGATAATCGTTACCAGCAGCTCCCGGCTGTTCGGCTTGCATCCTGTAAACACCGGCAGCGATCTGAGCGACTGTTGCAAATGTCTGTACCTCGCCTATTGCGGAGAATCTGCTGGCTAAGGGTATGGCGAAGGGCAAGCCATCTGCGCCGGTGAAACGACCTTCCCTGATGGCGGGAGTAGCATCTTCCCTGAATATTCCGATCTCTCCAACCCGCAGCTCCAGATACTCATTTCGAGCAGTCTTGGCATAGGTATCTCTATATACATCTCGCAGCGAAATATAGGCACTGGCAAGTTGTTCAGCTGCCGGTGCCAGGGTGTCGTAGATAATCGAGGCTATACGCTTATCAACTGTGCGGGGAACCCTCTCCAGCATCTCTGCCAGGATTTGTTCCTTCGTCCTGACCAGGTGTTCAGGTATCATAGCAGGGAGAACCTCCTCTCCTGGCGAACGGCGCCATAAATGGTGTCGACAGTGAAGTATATGCTCAGGTCGTCCAGACCACCGTGGAAGAGGAAGTCATAGACCTTAAGAATACGGTCGTCACTGAGTAAACATTCGCCGATGCGTCTCCTCAGCTCCGCCTCGACGATGAAGCGGTCTAACCCCTTCAGGTCATCGATGGCGATGCCATAGCCGCTGTTGCCATAAATCGTATGAGCGTTCTGCTCGGTGATCAGCGCCTTACCTATACTCTGCAGTACCGCCTCCTGATCATCCACCATGCCCACAATGCGCTTTCTTTCCAGGTCGAGTCTGTAGGTCAAGGATGGCATCCTCTCCGGAACAGTCGTCAGAGGAGCAAGATCGCCCATTGCTGGCAACAGTGTACTCATGGCGTAACCTCCCTTAAACGAAACAGCACTACATACTGCTGACGGCGTCGAACAGCCAACAAGGCGACTTTATCCCCTGCTATCAGCGCCCTTTGCACGAGGATAACCCCATCCTCATTTGGCAGCCAGGTATCTCCGCCGTCCCGATAGCATTCCCTGAAGCGACGGTCGCCGAGCTCTTCGCTGATGGTCGCAGCGCTGCCTTCATATCCCAACGGACCCTCAGGCTCTGTTCTGCCACTAATGCCATGCTGATGGGTCTCCGCCGCATCCATCTGCGTCGCAAGCATCAGATCATGGCCGTGGGGATCAAGTGTATGACGGTGCCTTAGATCGATCTCCTTTGGCAGTACTGCATCGGATAACAGTAACGCTGCTGCAGGCAGGATGTCGTTCTCGGCTATTTGGATGCTTAAGGGGTCGATGCTGACGACTGTGCCGATTTCCAGTTCAGTCAACCCCCAGGCAGTCAGGGTGTTCTGGATCACCCGCTGTATCGACTCCAGCATCAGAGGATCACCTGCATTTCCAACGCCATGTCGTGTTTACTGCTGCCAAAGGTATGCGTAGCTTTGTCTATCAACAGTTTAGCCTGCAGGGAGATGTCCCCCAGTTCAGGCAGGTCAATCATGACCATAGAACCGGCACGTATACTAGCCACTCCTACGCTCTTGAGGGTAAGGTTACGAAAGACCCGGTTATGATAGGTCAGCCTGTTACGGGCCATCTCTTCAATCTGAGCGGCATTGAGGTTCTCATCCACGATCTCATAGAGCTGTAATAAACCCCATTTGGCGATGGTTTCGTCGGAGATCGCCATGTAGATATCCGCTCTGCCCGTCTCTTCGTTAGGACGCACCAGCTTGATCTGGTTATAGGTATCCTTGTCTATCGAGGTCTCATAGTCGTATCCCGTCCCCAGGCTGTTCTCGCCGATGACAATACGGCTTTGCATTTCATCAGCACGTCGCAGGACCAATAACCCTGCTTCGTCGAAGAAGTTCCAGATGACACCGGTAGCGATTGTAGTCTTTGCTTGGTAGTCGGCGATGATATCCAGCAGCGACATGTCCTGATAGTGCCCGTAGGGTAGTCGATATCCTGTGTCAGGCAGATCGCCAGAGTTCAGCTGGAAATCTGTCATTATCTGCTCAACAGCGTCAGCAAGGCTGTAGTTCTCCCAGTTATAGGTTTGGTGCGCCTTCAGATAGCGTAACTGGTCGTAACAAACAGTTGCAATCTCGCCTTTGTCGTTTTTGCGTTTGCGAAAGACAAAACCGGTGAAGACCACTAGACCATCCACCGAGAGTAGAACCGGATCGCCTTCATGATAGGCTGCTGTGAAGTCTTTCAGCAGAGTGAACTCCAGACGGCTCGGTGCTCCGATACGTTGCTGGAAGAGTTTAGCTTCTCCCCTGATAATCTCTGAAACCTCGAATATCTTCCCGATGGTGCGGCCATGAATCTCCAGGTGATATACCATCAGATCACCTTAGCCTGGATCGGACGAAATTCCCTGAGCGTAAGCTTATAATCGATCTCACCAGGCGCATAGCCACCACGCTCCTCATAGTCGAAATTCATGATAACCACCGCTACATTATCCGGCTCACGATCACCTCGCGTAAATATCATCCTGAGGGGAAGTTTGCTGTCCAGGTGGTTTAGGAAGAAGGCCACACCGGCGCTGGCTTCAGCAGCAGGAAAGAAACTCTCCAGTTCGTAACTCCTGAGCTTTCGCTGCCCCGGGTGTACGGCTTCTCCGCCACCGAGGATATTGACAGTAGTATGATCCGCGCCGTTCTTCACCGGAAACTTCGGTGGGTTGATCGGTAAGATAAAGCTTCCCTCGGCGGTGAAGAAAGCGACCTGATATGCCACGGTTCACCCCCTCCTATAAGCCTGGTACTATCGCCACGGCTGCTTCGGATAACTCCCGCAGCTTATCACCGGCGCGGTTAAGAAACTCATCTAAGTCTTCTACATTATTGACATTTTCGATTATTATCTCCAACCTTGGGGCAGGGCTTTCCAGATTGACGTTGGCAATGAAGCGCCGCTCCCGTTCATCCAACAGATAACGTAGATCCTCTTCGGCGAGATTGATAGGATCGCGAATACGTGTGACCTCGTCAACGGTCCCGATATCGAAAGTGCTGCCATCCGGTAGTGGCTCGATCTCGAAGGGCTTGAAGGTGAACATGTCTTCCAGGTTGCGGACGAGTTCGCTTCCTGCGCCTTGCCCTGCCTGGAAGGCTTCGTCAAGATCCTTGTATTCGATATAATCAAATACCTGAGCTTCAGATTTGGTAAAGAAAGCCATCACCTCAGCCGCTTTATTAGCCAGCCAGATGAAGGCATTGGCTATCCCGGCGAAGATGTTGTGGATAAGTGCTCCCATGACGAAAAATGCTCCACCGATCAGCCCGGCGACGTCCTCCCCTGTGACCCCCAAGCTATCCAGCAGACCCATCACCAAGGCAACAGCTGCACCTACAGCCAGAAATGGAGCGAGTACCGGTGCCCATGCCACTATAGCGCTCTTCGCTGCCAGGACGAGAGCGAACCCAGCAGCTATCGCACCACCGATGATAACCGTCCTCAGGACGAAGTTAGCAACTCCGCTGCCACTATTGAACCAGACAATCATTTCGTTGACGCCACGGACAATACCACCAATAGCAGCTCCGGCTAACTGTGCCCCAGTATAGATAGTATCGTAGAAACCCTGCGCTGTGTCAGACTGCAGCATCTCTACCAAACTGGCTTGCTCAGCGTTCACCATGGCAATAGCAGGTAGTAGGCGCTGCCCAATTTCCTGGTAGACGTTCCCCCAGGCGTTTTGCAAAGCGGTTACTTGACCTAAGGGGGTACCTGCCAGTGCTTCAGCTAAGCCACCATAGCTTTGGCCAATAACTTCGGTGATTACAGCTACCCTTTCCATCTCGTCACCGGTGGCTATGATCGCCTTCTGATCCTCGGTGAGCTGGAACCCTATCTTGGTTAGTCCGCCATAGTTTCCATCCAGTGCTTTCCCCAGCTGGTTAGCCAGCTGGATCATTTCGTGGGTGCCGACATTGATCCCACTCTGACCGGCGGCAAAGTCTCCTAGGGTGCCTACCATCTCTTCCAAGGCCTCGGCCGAGAGGCGATAAGTCGCCAGTTCGGAAAGCCCTGCGGTGAGAGCACTCTCGCTGAAGGTGGTCATCCTGGAGTATTCTGCAGTTGCATTTTTCAAATTGCTATACTGCTCTGCGGTTATATCGCTGTTGCTCCCCAAGATGGTAGCTAGTCGCGTCTGCGTTGTGATCTGCTCGTTAGCTGCATCCACAGCACCCTGATAAGCACTGTGTACGGCACTAGAAGCAGCACGCACCAGTTGCAGTGCCTGGTTGACCCCCATAACTGCCTGCTGCCATCCACCAAATCCTTTTTCGACGGGTGGTTGCTTGTCTTTAACTTCATTCATCCCTTCGATTATCCCACGCAGGAACTCCTCGGTACCTCGTAAGACATGGTTTGCTGCTGCGAAGCCTTTTGCTGCTATCGGATTGGAAGCAGCCTGCTGAAAGGACTTGGTCGCCTCAGACGCAGCCACGGTATGGCCGTGGATACGCTGCAGAACAGGAGTCATTTGATCGACCAGCCTTATTGTATCCTGAAATGTCGCCACGATGTCACCTCCTGCGTATAGTCGTCCGAGACGGAAGCTTCAGCTCCTGCTTACGTTTCTCGATGGCTTCCTGTTGCTTTTCCAGACAGGCCTGAATGAAAATCTTTTCCCTGGTGTCCATCATTGCAAACGCTAACGGCCGGATATGGAGTTCCAGGAGGGCGTAACATGCCAAAGCGGCATCTCCGCCCTCCTCGATCAGTTTTTTGCCTCTTCCACCAGCTCCGTACCAGACTTATCGAACCCGCTCATTCTACTGATTTGCTTACCTAGATCCACAATCTCCCCAGGGAGCAGCAGAGCATGTAGAAACTCCTTGGGAGTCAGGCAGCCTTCCTCTTCGATATCTTCTTTCCGAGAGAAGTCCGGCTCCTGACAACAGGCCAGTACGATGCGTTCGAACATCGCTCCGGTATCCACCTGGGTAGCGCCACTGCGGTCGATGACGGTGGATTGCTTCTGTATAGTGTTCCATTCCGCATAAGAAAGTGGGCGTACCGTAAAGGTCTGCCCTGTCAGCCTACCACCCAGGTCGACTTCGTTTCTACTGCTTAAGTCTTCCTTATGCAGGCGTAAGAAGCCGAGAACCTTACTCATGCTATCCTTCCCTTCCTACTCTTTGAGGGTCATTAAAGCTTTCCAGATTTTCGCTATTGTCGAAGGAGAAGTTAATATCGAAGGTCATGCCGTCGTCGCTGGCGGCATTAAGCATGGCCAAAGGCACGGTGCCAGACAACTGACAACCGAATAGTTGTACCGTCTGATTGCCCAGAGTAGCTCCAGCTTGTTCATTGACCACCATGATATCCCATTCGGGAAACACTCCGGTGGTCTCGTACTCATCAACCATCTCATTGATCTCCTTCACCAGCCAGTAGTTGAGGGACATGGTGCCATTTCCCTCCACACCGGTGATGCGGTTCTGCTTGCGAATGGTTCCCACGGTAACGAAGGTGGTGGTGGAGAGGTTGCGATTAGCGGTAATAGACTGCACGCCAGCGATCTCCTTGCGACGCCCTTTCCTGGTGAAGTAGACTGAGCCTTTCCTGCCATTTACCAGTTCGTCTGCTTTCAAAAAGATTGTAGCCATGCTAAGCACCTCCCACTCTGGTATAGACAGTCATATAGAGCTTCTCCATGCTGTCCACCGGTTGCACATATGCTTCGGCAATCACCGCATCGATCTCTGTGCCCCTGGCAACGATGATATCTTCGGAAGCAAAGTTATCGATAGCTCTGAGTGCTTCAACCGAACGAAAGTAACTGATCAGGTCAGCCTTAAAGGAGTTACGGCCTGCGCGGTCATTATCGGCATGACCCTCATAGAAGTTCTCCCAGGTGAGGGAGATGGTATTATGCATCTCATCTAAGGTGCGAATGACCCTGTTCTTACGGTACTCCTTGCCCTTTTTAGGTCTGAACTCTCTGAAAGTGTTGATATCTTGCTCGATCTTGATCGCTCCGTTGACCCGCTTGGAAATGACGAACCAACCGTCCTGTAAAGCCTTGATTATCTCATCATGGCTCAGTTCACCGATGATCCTAACGGCGCCGTTAATCAGGCGATTGGTATTACTCTCGTTGATGGCAGCTCCGGCACTCATACCAGCTACCATGGCGATGGCCGCCGACTTACTGATCTCCTCGCCACTCTCCAGGACATAGCCCTGCTTGACAGCGATGATGCCATCATAGTTGGCTGCAACGCTGTTATAAACTACGCCTTGAACCTTGCGACGCTGAACCTCTCTCTGGTTCTCGATGAATGCCTGCACCAGGGCGGGGACATTACTGGCCTCATCGATGATACCCATCGTCTGCCAGCTCTCCAGACTCAGTGCTGCATGGTAAGCTCCATAGGTAGCCGGAGTAATGGCTCCGCTGGTACCTTCGCTCAGTGGCAGACCAGCAGTAAGAACATCTTCCAGACTGCCTTGGCCGCTAAACTTAACCCAATCGTTACCAACCAACTCTTCGATGTTGCTGACCCTTTGCTCATCCACCAGGGTCTCATCCAGGTAGGTCTCGACCAGATAGACGTCTTCAATCTCGGTTTCCTTGACAACTATCTTCAGATCGTTGCCCCTGGATCCTCCATATCGGGCTGTTACAGATAAGGGTGCTAATTCTGCAGAGGCTGTCTTGCCTCCCCGATCCGAACGCCATACCAGCAGTTTATAACAGTAGCGCAAGCACTCCCTGAAGAGTAAACTCCCGGGCTCGGAGGCGCTATAACCGATTCTGGCTCTGGTTGCTCCCGTAGCCAGGTCGGTGGAAGTTATGGTTATCAGCTCATCCTCGGCGCCCCAGTTCATAGGCAGGGCTAACGATGCCACACCTCTGCCTCCCACGGTCATCGCCGGTTCGGGTACAGATTCAAATTCGATTCTGGACCCCGGACGAACCATGTCTTGAATCATGTTCGTACACCTGCTTTCACATCTGCTTCCAGTTGCCTCATCTTCTCTACGGGCAACAGGTCCTTCTTCAACATAAACGGATATGTAACCATAAACTGTAGTACATTGTCCTCGATGATATAGTTCATCCTCATCCCAGCATAGATATCCGTTTCTTTACCTTCTTCAACGTAAGAGACAACATCCAGAACCGCAAAGAGCTTCTGGGCGATGTCTCTAAGTTCCTGATAGGAGCTTCTGGTGCCATCTTCTTCAGGGAAATAGCGTACCACCACCAGCCAGTCGGCTCGATAGCGATTGCCTATTATCTGGTTCTGGGCAGCTTCGACCAGAATTACAGAGAAACAGGGCTTCACCATCCCCTGCAACACTCGTTCGGTATAGATCGTGACTTCGGGGTAGAAAGAGACCAGCTCCTGGCAGATCGCTTCGATGAGCATAGGCAAGGACATCAACCCCCATTCTTAGCGAGCCATGCACTCAGGTACCTATGCAGGTGAGATGGCATCTCTCGCTCCACCTCCATGATGGATAAGGTTGCCATAAACTTCCCGTCCACCCAGTCACCGGGAGCTATTGCTGTGTCTCCTGATTTCCAGCGACTGCGTTTGTGGCCATACTCTACAAAAGAGGCATACTCTGCCGGGTTGGATATGGTAATCTGAAGCGTATCACCGACACGCTCTACCTGACCCAGTGTCCAGCTGTTACGCAGATAGCCGGTATCCACAGGTGTGAGTCTCTTCGTCTTCGCCAGGACCCTCAGCCCCATCTCCAACATGAAGCTACGCAGCAACTCGTCAGAGCCATTAGAAAGCTTGAGATACCTCTCAGCCAGCGCTTCCAAACCTGCGCTCATGCTCTGCTCCTTTGGACAACTCTGACCTCCTGATGCACCTCATGGCGCACAGGAGCACCGCCGATCCAACGGCTGGTTTCGCCATCTGCAGCCGTGACGTCGTAGACATCCCCTTCCCTGAGGAGATACTTCACATCACAGAAGAGAGTTGCCACTACCTGCACCGGGTTTTGGTCAACCTGCTGCGATAGGTTATTGTCGAGCTGGTTTACCGAGATCCTGCAAGGTACTACCACCAGCTCCTCAACCAGCTGCAGCTCTTGTTTCGTTGCGCCTGCAGACGCCTTAGTATTAACCGAACGCAAAACCGAAGCTCTGGAGCGATAGAACAGCCTGAGGTTGATTCCTGATATAACGTTCATCATGGCCAGATCAACCTCCGGAACTTGTTCAGCTGTACGGTATAGTTTCCCAAGACTGCATCCAGATGATCCTGTTTCGTCTTCTGAGGCGTTGCAAAGCTGTAGGAGGTGTCACCCATTGTCAGGGAGGTCAGAGCGCCCACAGGGGCTATATCAGCCCCTGTAGCTTCACTGTGAGAAGTGGCCATTAAGGCCATAGCCATATCGGCCCAGACGAAGTTCAAGGCAGCCGGGAGCTCCTCATCGTCACCATAGTTACAATAGTTAAGAATTCCTTGCTTTGCCTCTGCCAGGGCGAGCATTAGTCCTGGTGATGCCGTTTCCAGCCCCAGCTTTAGCAGAGCTATCTCCAGCGCTGTCATCGCCATCCTCCTCTAAACGATAGCCACGTTGCCGAAACCATACCAGAAGGCGGGGGTCGTGGCACTCCCCCACCCCCTGTGTGAAGGTGATGCCGGCACTGGTACCGTTATATGTAAGGTTTGGTGCGTAGACTTTCATTACCTAGCTCCCAGTAGGGTCTTCGTCAGGGTCAGTAGGCGGAGCAGGATTGATCTTGATGCCACTTAGCTTACCGGCAGACCGAGTCGCCTTCAGCGCCATAGCTGCCACCATCTCGGTGCCACCCAGCTGCACTGCGTCCACATTGGTGTAGTCTGGCAACCAGGTACGGATAATCCTGCCTCCAAGTGGAGATACCGCATGTACGCCATCCAGTCCAATGCGTACCAGATACAGGCAGGTCGTTCCGGTAGTCTCGTCGGTTGTAATGATGGGTGAACTGCTGCCTGGCTTATCACCAAGCCGCACAATGGGGATACTGTTCCAAGCCAGAGTTTCCATGCCGAACTCGCTCTTCACCATGGTGAAGGAGGTAGCTCTGTCGGCGATGCTCTGAAATACACTATACATTTCCCGGTTCACCAGAATAAAGGTTGTGGAACCATCCAGACGTGCTGCTAGGCGCCGCAGACCATCCATAAAGGCTTTCCAGTTGGTATCGATGGCTGCAGAGGTGCTGAGATCGATAGCGGGTAAAGCCAGGTCGGTGGTGCTGCCGGTG